CAAATATCTTGTTGGGTCGCCACTTACTCTCATTGTAGTTGAACTAACCATTTCGGTTGCTGCTACTGGTTGAGATATTGTACCAAGCCAACCATCAACAATTGATTGATTAACACCAGTTAAATTCTCAACATCTCCTTTTTTTCTATGCAACCAAAGAAATAAATTATAGTAATGCTCATTTGAATTGTTGAAAAAATCATCGCTAAAAGTAAGCCCATATTTTACACCTATTGCTTGTATAATTGAATCAACTCTGATTGCATATTTTAAGTCATCCCAAAATACACCGTGTCTGTGAGATGCTGGTGCTAAATATTCTAAATTCCCAGATAATAAATCATCGTGTACGTGTCCACTTGTACTGTCATAAAATAATCTTCTTGTATGCGTAATTAAAGGAACGATAACATCGTTTGTAGTTGGGTCAAATGATAACGCACTTCTAATGGCAGTATTACTATACTCTCTATCGTATGCAGTTAAGTCTAATGATTGTAGTTTATCATCGCCTAACAGGTCTTTTAAGGTAACTGTACTACCAAAGAATGTAATCCTATATGTGTGCGGTTTATTGTCCTTTAAATCAACTCCTTCAAGTTTTATTTTACCATCTCTAAAAGGTAAGTTATTCAATTCAATATTAGAATCTTTTTTAATCCTTGCATCAAACCCTCCAACAATATCAAAATTATAATAATGCTCAAATATTTTATTGTTTGTTTTACTCGCTGGTAAACTAAACGTTTTTGAAAATGCTGTAAATATTTTCCCAATATCTTTAACGTTTTGAATTGTGTCCGTTATTGAAACGCTTTCATCTGAAAACATATCAACTCTTTGACCCTCAATATATAATTGAATTTTTTGCATTTATCTGACGTTGTTTATAGTGTTATAAGCGTATGAAAGTTTCAAGGTATAATCAACAAGCTTATCGTTTAAAGATGTCTTAAATAGCAAACTATTATCTTGTACAGTCATTGGTGTTATAACCGAATCAACCTCAACCCAAACTTGTTCAGATTGTAGAACCTCTTGCATAAGTGAATTATATTGCTCACTTACATAACCAGTGTTTAAAGTTATTTCTTTTGTTGATTGTGCATTAAAGGTTTTGTTTTGGTGTTCTGTTGGATTGTAATACCCGTTTTCGTTATCAATATTAAACCTTTTAAAACTTTCTCTTTTTGCTTTTATTGTTTCAATTGATTTTTTGAAAAACCATAAATCTTGAATAGCACCCCATTTATTAACAAACAATAATTTATGAGGCTTAAATTTACACTCCTCAATAGTTATTACCTTGACTATTTTCATTCCGTCAGTTGTAGCCATTACAATTTCATCGCAATCTACATCCGTTGCAATGTATTGAAAAACCTCAACCGCACTTGGTGTGATTGTTGATTGTAATTCAACACTTCCCTCAAAGTTAAAAACTATATTTGTAACGTTATTCCTATCCAATGGAATTCTTAAATCTTGACCAGCGTATTTATATATAGTGTCATTTGACTGCATATAACCTTTGGTGGTTGTAGTATTAAAACCTTGCTCAAAATAACTGTAAGCATCAATACCAAAATCCGAATAAGTATTTAAAGTGGTTTTTGTTCCTGTACCATTTAATCCAGAAAATTGAGATGTTGTAATATCTATATCTACATTATGGCTAAGGGGATTTATAACATTAGCAACTTTTAAGTCTAAATAATCCCTTGTTATTTCTGAAATTTCCCATAGTATAAAATCATTATTACTTTGCTTATTTTTTAATATAGTATATACAACATCCCCGTTAACGCTTAAAACTAATTCAGCAGATAAACCAGTTATTTCTTCCGATACATAATAGGGGCTTCTTAAAAATATATTTGCCATCTTATTTATTGTTTATTGTGTTTTTCATTAATTGCTCAACATCTAATTTGTACGCTTCTATCAAATCCTTATTTAATCCTTTGAATGCTTTTTCAAATGGCTTTGTAAAAAATAAACTCGGTTTAATACCATTGTTAAAAATACTTCTTGCAATCATAAACTGCAATGATTTTCTACTGATGAACTTACCGCTTTTGTCCCTTGGTGCAATTCCTTTCTTTACAATCCACTTATCCATTTTTGATGGTGGTGGCATTTTACTTTTGTATGAATATGGTGTATTATATTTCTTTTTTACACCGCTTACACCTTTGTCTTGAAACACTCCGTAATCTTCCATTAAAAAAGATAACTCAAAACTATTTTTAGCAACCTTTACATCTGAATCTAAACTATTATATAAATTTTTTGAACTGTTCTTTTTGCCCCTTGTTAAATTAGCCCTTGATTGGCTTATAACATATTTGGCAAACCGATTCAGTTCTTCTTTTACATTGACTAACATATCTCAATTTCATTTGGAATAAGTACATCAAACGTTAGTGCCCAACCAGCCATTTCATTTTCAAACCTATCGTAAAAAGGTTCAAGGTTAGGTGTGCCGTCTAACTGATATAAGTCTTGGTGTAATGTACCACCTCTTAAAACTTGTACTAGCTTATTAAGAACCGCTAATTGTGTATTCAATATATCTTGCTCATTGTTATTCCCTCTGAATATATCAATCACTTCCTCTTTTGAAAAGTCAACAACATCCATCGACAAAACAGATAGGCTAAAACGTAATATATTATCTTCATTCCCTACATTATTAACAATGATATGTGATAATGGAAACATCGTCTGCTTTGATAAATCTATTCTTGTTATGTCCCCACTTGTAACTGTGTTTACATTTACATCTGCTAACAGTTGGTTCTTTATTGTTTCCGTTACTTGATAAAATCCTTTCATTTAAAACTTATTTTTTATTTGTTGTGCTTCTATCTCTGATTTCTCTTTCATAAAAGAAAGCATTGTAAAGCATTGATGCACGTTTAATTTAGTGATATCTTCAAACCTTGTAATATCTCCGTTAGCGAGCCCATAAATTGATTGATACCAACCCCATTTTTTGCCAAAGTTAGCTGCTCTTGAATAACCTCCATCTCCGCTTGATTGTCCAAATAAAGAATCGTATGCTTCAATTACTCCAACCCTAAATTGTAGAAAAAAAAAAGGCTTCCAATAGCTGCATCCAAAGGCATATCTTTCATAACCTCTGGAAACTTTACATCGTATTCTTCAATATTATATTTACCAACCTTACTTGTTTTGATTGGTCTGTATAGCACATTCATTGCAACGTGCATTTGCTCCCATTTAGAAGCGTTGTTATCCAAGTCAATATATTCTCCTAAACTCACTTCGTCAAGGTCTGGAATGAAGCCATATTCAATACCATTCATTTTAAACCTCTCAACGTGTTGTGGTGTAATTGCTAGCATCTCATTCAAGATATCAAGTATTGCAGTAACGCTACTCATCTTTAGTTTATAACTATCTGATAAAGGTATTCCGCAGAATATCTCAATCATTTTAGCGTTTAAGAAATTACCATCTGGATTGTTTTCAGCTATCTTTAAGAACTTTTGATATTGCCCTAATGTGATTTCTGATAATGAAGATGGTACGTTGATTTCGATGTTCATATATATATAATACTTTTAAGTTAATGTTTTATGAAAAAGCCCTTACAATTTTCATACGCTTTTGTTAATAGAAAAAATTGATTACTATTTCTTGGTCTTGCTATTCTTATTTCTTTGTCGGTTCTGTGGTGTATGTAGCATTCAACTGTTGCTATCATTTCTTCGTTTCTCATTACCTTATATTATACTTGCCTTTGTTTGGTGTTTGTAATTGGGATGTGATTGCGTATCTGGCTGCATCAATGCAATGGTTAAAAGCATCAATTGGTTTGTTGATTGTGTTGCCCTCTCTGTCTTTCATCCAAGTATATGATTGCAATTCTTTGATTAAGTTTTTGCTTCTGCTTGTGATGTGTATTTTGTTTTGGTTGATTAAGTTAATACCATACACAATTGAATCCTTTCATTTTGTACAAGGCAATACTTTATGCCCTAAATTTCTTAATTCTGCAATTGATTTCGGTTCTGCTGAATCAGCATAGACAACCGCATTTATATCGTGTGCTTTAAATAGGTTTGAAGTATCACTATTCAATAGTTTCTTTTGGTATATAACCTCATCGAATATGTACGCATCGTTGTACTTGTATAATGCAATCAAAGTTGTTGGGTCATTACTATAACCAAAATCCATCCCATAGCATAGCAACCTTGCTTCTAATGGAAGTTTAATTTCTTGCCATTCTTTTATACATACACCTTCAAGTGAACCGATTTGCCCAAGTCCATATACTCGCCACCAGTTGTTCCAATATTCAGATGTCTTTGCTTTCTCCCTTGCTTGTTCTATATCGTCTACAATCGTTTGTGGCAACGCTTCGTTATCCAAATAAGTAAGTGTAATAAAATCTGCATCGGGTTGATTAGCGACCTCCTTATGAGCCCAAAAGTTTGCGGTTGGGTTGAAGTCAATCCAGATATCTCCAGATGTTCTAATTGCTAATTGTGTGTATGCTTCAAACGGAATATTGTTTGCTTCATTACAATACAATACATTTCTTCTTGCACCTCTTAATTTGTCTGGTTGCTCAACTGAAAAAAATTCTATATAAGAACCATTTGTAAACGTATATTTTAATGCTGACCTATTCCATTGTGCATCTCTGTACCTACCAGTTTCAATCATTATTTTAAG